TAAAAGCCGTTCACAGGATTGAAGACAAGCTAGATCAATTGCGCGATATAAGGGCCTAAACGACCTTTTTTATGCATTAATAAATATAGGGATTGATCACCCTTTTTACCATTTACCTTAAGGAAACACCATGGACGGATTTAAGACACTACCTAAAATGCAGCACTTCAAAGAAGGTGGCGGAGCATATTGCGGCGGCGGCAGCATGAAGATGAAAGCTGGCGGCGAAACCGGCAAAGCTGACATGAAGCAAGACAAAGCGCTGATCAAAAAGGCTTTCAAGCAGCACGATGAGGCTGAGCACGACAAAGAGCCAACAGAGATCAAACTGAAAAAAGGCGGTCGCTCCAAGAAAGATTGTGGCACCGTGCGTAAGTTTAAGGTTGGCGGTTCTGTGTCCAACGTGTACGAAGCCAAGAAGTCATCTGGCGACATCGACAACATCGAGAAAGTCAAAGACATCAAGCCCGGTAAAGCCAAGAGCGAATCCGCGGCTATGAAGCGTCCTAGTCTCAAAGGTTCTGATGTTGAGAAAGAAAAGAGTAAACCCGCTGGTGACAAAGACAGCATCAAAAAAGTACCTCCAACTGGCGACAAGAAAGCCGACGCAATGTCTGGCGCTAAAGAAATGCCAAACAAGTACAAGACTGGTCGTGCAGTAAAAAAGTTTGCTGATGGCAAGTCAACCACTGTCACCCCAGCGGGTGATCCCAAGGTGGTTACAGACAAAGCCAGCCGTGAATTAGAAGACGCTTTGAACCCTATCAGCATGGCCAAAGAGCTGTATGGTAAGGCTAAAGACTATATCAAGGGCACACCTAAGAAGTTAAACACTGGCGGGACGGCTTGCTAATATGCCTTACAAATCTAAAGACCAACAGGCGGCCATGTACGCCGCCGCTGCCGGCAAGAGCAACATTGGTATCCCCAAGAAGGTGGGTAAAGAGTTTGTGAAAGCCGGTCCAGCAAAAGCAAACCTACCACAAAAAGTAACGAAGCGGTCTTCTGGTCGCGGAAGGTAATATGGCTTATTCAAACACGACTGGGCAAACGACAATTAACGTCGACCAGTTAATTTCATTTGCATTTCGTGATGCGGGTAAGACTGCAGAAGAGATGACGCCTGAATTGGTCGGTGCGGCCAAGCAGGCGTTGTTTTATAACCTGCAAAATTTGTCTAACCGAGGTGTGAACCTTTGGTTATTGGAAAACCAATTGTATGGTGCTCTAACCCAGCAGCAGCAATTGGTTTTGCCTAAGACAACTATTGATGTGCGCGAAGCCAACTGGGTGTATGTACAAAACATACAAGCATCTTCGTACTTACCAGTGGCTAATCCAACGTCCCCAGCTGCGTTTAGTTTAAGCCCTACATTGAGTACACCTGCCAACACTACCGGGTATCCAAATTGGTTTGGCAGTACGTACCAGCAAACCCAAAGCGTGTATTACGTTGGTTGGAATTGCTACGCACCAAACACAACGCAAAAATACAATTTGGCGTTTGAATACAGTGATGACGGCACTAACTGGTTTTTAAAAGAACAGTTTCCTGAAATCACAATGTCAGATTATCAATGGCAGTATTACAACATATCAACAACCGAGCCGCATCTATACTGGCGTTTACGTGAAACTGTGGCCACCTCATTCTCGGTGCGCCAGATTGTGTTTTCAACCAGCCAGCAAGTTATCCCGTTGGCGCGTTTGAACCGTGATGATTATTGGAACCTACCAAACAAGCAGTTCCCTTCAGTGCGTTCGCTGCAGTATTGGTTTGACCGTCAAATTGAGCCGTCCATGTATTTGTGGCCGGTGCCAAACAACCCTTACCAAATGTTTCAGCTTATTGTTGAAAAACAAATGGAAGATGTGGGTTCATTGACAAATCAGATTTATGTGCCTGATCGTTGGATCAACTGCGTACAAAAGCAGCTGTCACATTCTATGTCAATGCAACTGCCCGGCGTAGATATGCAGCGCATTAATTATCTGGATGCACAAGCTGAGAAGGCATTCATGCAAGCCAGCGAAGAGGATCGTGATAAGTCACCGATCTATTTCCAACCTAACTTTAGCTACTACACAAGATGAGCGTTGTAATGACCTATGATTCGCTCGTAGCGAATATTATTGACTATATGGAGCGTGATGACGCAAATTTCATTGCGGCCATTCCGGGTATGATTGCGCTGGCTGAATCTTCGATCGCTGCCGAACTGCGGTCTTACATCCAGCTAATTGTTGTGGAAACCACGTTAGCACAAAACCAAGTCACGTTAACTAAACCCGCGCGCTGGCGCAAGACAGTTAGCATGAAGATTAATGGGCAACCAATGCTGCTACGCAGCCAAGATTATTTGGCGCAGTACCAGGCAGAATCCAGCCCCTCAATACCTAAATACTACGCGGACTATGATTTCTCCAACTGGGCATTTGCTCCGTTACCAGATAAGTCGTACCCCGTTGAGATTATTTACTACGCCGAAATCCAACCATTAGATCAGCAGAACCAACAAAACTTATGGACGTCTGTGGCGCCACAGGCCATGCTGTTTGGTTCGTTGTTGCAGGCTCAGGGTTATTTAAAGGCCTTAGACAAGCTGCAGGTTTGGAAGACATACTACACAGACGCAATTGCTGCGCTTAAGAAAGAAGACGATTTGCGTCGTGTGGATAGAAACACATCAGTACAGGAACCATAATAAATGGCTACGACACCAACCTATACCTCGCCATTTACTGGCACCGTTATTACCCCTACAGATGTATCGTATGAGGCTTTAAATTTTAGCGCCAATACAACGCTGTATTGGCCAACAACAGTCAATTCATCTGAAACAGTAGCTGCTCGCATTATTGACTGCGCGGCGAGCACAACTGGATTATCTATTGCGTTGCCTAACGCAGCGCAGGGCGCGTTAGGTACAGATATTCTTTTCCGCAACTTAGGCGCTAACGCATTTACAATTACGGACAACACGGGCGGTGCTTCTATCACTGTGGCTGTTGGTGCCGCGCGGTATTTCTATTTAACAGACAACACTAGCCAAGCTGGGGTGTGGGGTAGCGTTGCGTTTGGTGTTGGCACGTCTGTGGCCGACGCAGCTGCGTTGGCAGGTTTAGGGCTTACAACGTACAACGGTAAGTTGGCAACGGCTATGAACGTTGTCGACACAAATCTTGCGCCAGCATTAACTCAGGCCAACTCTGGCACAACATACAATTGGCTTGGGGGAACAGCGGCCATTACGTTGCCAAACGTTCAAAATATAAACCCCGGTTGGTACATTGCATTTAGAAATAGCAGCACCGGGACTTTAAACTTTAATACGGTTGGCGGTACGGGGCAGCTTATTAATGGGTCACCCACAATCGCCACAAACCCCACTGATTCGGGTTTTATTGTTTATGATCCAACAAGTAATGGGTTTATTACTGTTGGTTGGATGGCACCCACTGCGGTTACATTTAACTCTGCGACATACGACGTAGACACAATTGCTGGTAACACGTTAGACCTTTCTTCGTACGCTCCAATTATTCAGACGTATATTGCGCAGTCTGGCACACGAACACAAACATTAAATGTTACTTTGCCTGCTATTACTCAGCTATACGTGTTGGTTAACAACACAAACCAAGCTGGGTATAACATTACATTTAAATGTAAGGGAAGTACCGCAGCGCCGTTAGTATTGCCGGCAGGAGTGGTGATAACCGTATTAAGTGACGGTATTAATCTATACCCGCTTGTTACATCATCCGCTGGCCTTTCTTATGTTTCAGATGGTTCTGTTACAGTGCCGTCGTATTCGTTTACCAATGACACCACAACAGGTTTGTATTTAAAAAATACAGGCAATTTAGGTATTACTGCTAACGGGGTGGAACTAATTGATGTAAACAACAACAACCCATCGACCCCGACTGTTACTGTTAACGCAAAACTAAACGCGCAATCAATTGGTGGCGGGGCGTTTTAATGGCTGATAATTCCGACTTAGCACAATACAATTCCATTTATACCCTCCAAGTAAAGGCGGGTATAAAACGGGATGGTACTGTCTTTGAGGCTGAAGAATTTACTGACGGCGTATGGTGTAGGTTTCAGCGTGAACGCGCTAAAAAAATGGGCGGTTATAAAACACTATTTAACAGCTTAACCGGCATTTATCGTGGCATGATCGTTCAGCCTTATAATGGTGTTAACTACATTTTTGCTGGCAACTTTAACGAACTAGATGTCTTTACTACAGACACTACTTACGCTGCCGGTAGTGGCCCTTATAAAGCTAATATTTTACCTGGGCAGGTGCAGCTTAAGGTTGTAAACCCCACGTCAAACAGTTTTCAAATTGAGGGTACATCTGGTGTTTCCGGCGCGGTAAAATACTTCCCTATTGGAACAAAAATTATATTTTCGCAGTCGGGTACGCCAACAACGTATACAACGACCAGTGTAAGTTATTCTTCGCCTTATGTTCAGGTTGGGTTTAGCGGCACGATTCCATCGACCCCTACACAGGCTTGGATCAATAACGCCGCGGTGTTTACTCCGGATCCTGCAGGGGGGCCATATCGTTTAGATTGGCAGTTTGATTCAGTGTTTAGCCCAGCAGGCGGCCAACTTCAAATTTTGGCTCATCCGGGTTATAACTTAATTAACATTGATAACGGCGTTGCGTCTCAAGTGCTTGTTGGAAACATTACACCAAGTTCTGGATATACTTGGTCATTTAGTGGGCTGTCTGATAGCGCCGGGTCAAACCCAACGTACAAACCAATTTCTGTTGATGGTGGTGTGTGTATGTTGTATCCATTTACTTTTGTATATGGTTCACAGGGTTATATAGCTAATAACAACGTTAGCACACAAACCAACAGCACTACGTATTTACAACAATCATTATACGATTGGAACGGGCCGTTCGCCAACCAGGTTAACGTGGCCCCGTCTAAGATTGTTAAGGGTATGACTGTTCGAGGTGGTACTAACTCACCATCTGGTTTATTCTGGGCAACTGATAGTTTAATTCGTGTTTCGTTCACTGTGGCAAACGCCCCGATATATTGGAACTACGATATTGTTTCTAGCCAAATCTCTGTTATGTCATCCGCCGGCATTGTCGAAATGGATGGCATATACTTTTGGATGGGTGTTGATAGATTTTATCTGTATAATGGGTCGGTTAAGGTATTACCTAACGATAAGAATGTAAACTACCTGTTTGATAACATCAACTTTGCTCAACGCCAAAAAGTATGGGCAACAAAAATCCCGCGCTTTAACGAGATTTGGTTTTTTTATCCCCGCGGTTCAGCAGAAGAATGTACTGACGCAATTATTTATAACACCAAGGATCAAATTTGGTACGACGCTGGACAAGCTGTTGGTGCGCAAAGATCTTGTGGTTATACAACAGAGCTGTTGCCCACACCAATATGGGCTGATTGGAACCGTGTTCCAATCTTTACAACTCCTTCAAGAATAATTGCCACACCAAGCGGTTTATCCGCTCCTGCAGCAAACCAGCTTTATTTATCTGGCAATAAAACCCAGATA